CTCCAATCATCTCCAAGAGGGGCATCCTCTATGTTTCTGATGTTCTTGATGTATTCCTTGACATGTTGCCTTATCAGCTCAACTACTCTGTCACATGTAGAACGGACTACATGCTCTAGTCCCCTAGAGAGCATCTCATCAGCTATAAGATAATGCTCCTCCCAGCATTCAGGAAGATCATCATTCATGTGGTAGACTAGATGATAATACTCTAGCTCTTGATTAGTCATTTCATTAGCACTCAAGAACTTGATCTTAGAAGCATCAACAAAGACTTGTACTCCTCTGGGGATCCTCACTGGCTTAGGAGCTGGGAACTTTACAAACTTGAATGTGTAGGCATATAGGGGCTCAGACCAGTCCCATTCCTCATACTCTTCAGGAGTTATCTTATGCTCATCTTGTAGCTTGTCAAATTCTTCCTTGGTGATCTCCCTTGGCTCATCCAGATAGATCACTCCATAAGCTAACTTATCAGATATGAGATACAATGGCTCCCCTACATACTTAGTGAATTTCTTATGCTTGACAATTAGGGTCTTCTCTCCCCTCCATATCAGCTCTCCATGTGGGGGAGTCAAGTATAGAGCTGCCTTTGGAGGCTCAGCTATAGCCTTTGGAGTGATAGCCTCCACATCCTTAGGCTTCAATTGGAGATCTTTAGATAGCAATTCTCTTTCACTCCCTACAATTAAGTCTTTAACATCATATATATCTCCATCTTTAGCTATGATAATCTTGACATTGTACTCTTGAGAGAGCTCCTCCATGAGCTTAGATAGCTTTTCATCTCCAAGGCTAATAGGATCACTTCCTAAATGTGTAAAGATGCATACAGGGACACTTGCATCCCTACACCAAGCTAGCTGAGTACGAATATCAGCATGACCTATGATAGTGTCCTCGTCTTTTGATCTTCTAATTAGCCCTCCCTTCTTATGAGTGCTCAAATCTCCAACGTACACTTGACATCCATGTAAGTGTTTGTCTCTGTCATCTTTCCTAAAAGCAGCTACATCACTTGCATAGCAGATCCTGAATGTCCCATCATCAATGATTAAAGCAACATTAGGAGCCTTAGTGGAATGTAGAATTGGGATAGCCTTAATAGAGAAGGATCCAACTTTGAACTTCCTATTAGGGACGTACTTGTGTATGTCAAGATGGCTATACTTCTCTTCTTTGAAGTAGGAAGAGTCAAGAGTGAATGTTGATAGGTAGACTGGAGCTTTAATGTCCTTCACATTCTCTAACCCAAATAGATGATCAGGATGAGCATGAGTGTTAATTACATAGTCACAGTCTGGGAATTGATCTGGGCTGAACAAATCTCCAAAGTCTATTAGGAGCTTATCCTTGCTCTCGATCAAAAGGGATGATCTATTCTTGTGAGTCTTAGAATAGGAGTCCACAAATCCCCTAGTCCCAAGAAAAGTAAGCTTGATCTTCACTCCCTCCTTCAATGTAGTGCGTTCTTCATTTTTAGTAATCAGCCACCATCCTGTATTTAACTGTGTATCTAATGGCTCTGGAGAGCTTGTTCTCATCCACCACAGCTATGGGAGTAATGTCTCCTGGATCCAGGATGTAAATTCCACTTAGGCTTGTTCTGGAGCTGAAGAGGGCTCTATCAACTAGTGATGCTAACTCATCAAGCTCATCCTGATATAGACTGTAGATCACAACTGCAACCTGAAGGACATACTCAGAGTATGATCTGTCTATCCACCTGGATGACACTCTAGGTCTACCAAGAATGTCCACTGCCAGCCTAGGATAATTGTGTAAGCTGAGGTTCTCTCTGGGATACTCACTGTAGATCCATCCCTTAACTTGAAGGTTAAAGTACAAATCAACATTTAGTGGACTCCATGTACTCCCATCTTCCTTGCTATATGCTGATCCTACCAGGTAATGTGTATCCACAGAGTCACGTGCTATGGTATAGTAGCTGATAGTTGATGCTGTGTTCCTAGACTCAAACACCAGCCAATAAGAGGTTTTGGATCCAAGCATACTATTGATGACTAGACTAGTTGATACAGTATCAAGAGATGTAGGGATGCTAGAAGCTGGGATAGATGAGCTGGCTAATGAGGTTCCAGATGGGACACCATTAGAGTCAGTCTGTAGGCTAACTACTATGCCAGCATCAGGGGATCCATATTTCCTAGCTTTGAACATAACAGGAATTGTGTAAGAATAGGGAGTACTCCTTGAGTAGCACTTAGAGTATGGAGTGATGGACTCAGCATATGAAATGTTGATCGGACTTCCAGCTGAAAGTGTAGACATTGGAGCCTCGATATCCCCATACAGGCATCTAGAGTACAGGTGATCCCTAAGCTCATCTCTGATAGTGTTCTTTATTAGGTTAAGGCTGAAGGGCATATTAGATCCTCTCCAGCAGCTGATTTATTCCCCTAACAATCAAATCTCTAATCTCCTCCTTAGCTTCCAGAGCAACCTCTTCAAATATAGAGTATAGAGGAGTAGGCTTCACTCTTTTACCGTAGAGAGTCCCTCTCCTAGATGACTCCCGATAAGTGCTCCTTCTAAGGATGCTTGTTCCCCTCCATGGACGTTTCCTTCCTGTAACCAAGTGTGCAACTACAACATAGTCTGGTCCTCTCTGTACATCCAAGTTTGCATAGGGAGGAGCTCTTCTCTCAATCTCTGGTACCAGAATCTGATTGGCTGCTCTCTCCATGCAATCTAGAACAGTCTCTTTTAATGCTGATCCAAAATTACGGAGCTTCTGAGCAGCCTCAGCAAATCCATAATATATCACTCTAAACAAAAGATCACTCCCCAGCTGAGATCTTGACTAGGATAGCCTCACGTATATCTACAGAGTCCTTGTGATAATGATTTATTATCTCCCTAACTTCAGTCTCTATGTTATCTGGTAATACTACTCTATCATTCACACTAATGGGGACTGTACCAGAGAACAGGGCTGAATAGTCTCCCTCTAAGCCTACTCCAAACACATTCCATATTTCCCTCATTCCCCTTGTAGGGGTTACCCATGCCTTAGTGGTTATAGTGTCAGAATAGGTGTCAGAGATAACTACTCCCTCATCATCAGTCACTATGGATCTTCTGTATATGGTGACTGACTGACCAAAGAGCTCTATCAGCTTCTGAACTGGATATTGTAGGCTCATGACAATCTCCCTCTTTGAAGTGTCATTTGCTCAGCTGACTTTCTAACTCCACTCTTCTCTTTAACCAAGCTCATAATGTGATAATACTGGTCAAGGTACTCCCTGTATGGCTTGACATCAAACTTCATCCTTATTGGTCCACGAGCAATAGACAAGGGAATGGCAGTGTACTTCTTAACATAGAAGAGGAATCCCGTAAGGTATGCACATGCAAGTTTAACTAGTTCCCAATTGATTGTTTCCTCCCAAGTGTAGGAGTAACTACAAGTGATCTTCTTAACGGCTGATGATGGAGCTGAGGAAAGGACTATCTTTCCCTGATCTGGATATACAGCTGAGACAGGAACTGAGGATTTACTAGAAGGATCTGAGCTGTCAGTCCAAATATAGACTGTAAGATCAGCCCCAGTGACAGATTTGTCTCCATTGGTATCAGCTATTGGATAATGAGAGGTGCTGAATGTGGTGTTCACACCATCTATGCTTCCAGTCAGCTCCTCCTCATGCACAGAGATAGTTAAGTCCTCAATTATCATTTGAGTTGCCAGATCAATTAGAGATTCAAGGTCATAGTCATCTATTTCAGATGAGGTGATATCAGTTAGAGCCCTAATATCAGCAACTGTACAATATCCCATAATAGACCACTCCAAAGTAGCTCGAGCTACATTCTATAGAATGGTCTACCTCCACTTATACCTTTGCCTTACAAAAAATAGAGAGAAGCTCAGTCTCCTACTGGGAGGAGACTAGCCAACACCAACTTACTAAGAGCTAGGAGCCTTAAGCAGCTGGATATGTGGAGTCGCTTGAAGCAGCATTGACAACTAGACCAACAGCTAGAGTGTCAGCCACACCAAAGTTCCTCTCAGCCCAGAAGTTGTACCAGACTGAGTCATACTCTGGCTTGTCCTGTCTGTGACCCTCCAGATCTCTCTTGATGACATCATATCCAAGCCTTGAAGTGTCCACTAGTATGGCAACACCCTCTGGAGCTCTTGAGCTAAGGAGAACCTTCATTCCAAAGATCTTCCCTATCTCTCCATTGAGGATAGCCTCTCTGTCTCCATATGCTGAGGCATCAACAAACTTGAGGTTCTGGTCAAAGAGCAGCGTAGCAAGGTCTACTGGATTAAGGATTATGACATCTGGGTTCCTGTTCTGACCAACTATCTTGGCTCTTGCCCTCATAATGTCCTTTGCTGTTAGGGATCCAGGAGTGCTAGCTCCAACCCATAGTCCAGTTGATTTCTGCATGTTTGCATACTCAGTAACCACAGTTGCAGCTGAAACAGATCCAGTCAAGGTAATTGTTCCAGTGTCATACTGGACACTTGAGATTGTAGCTCCACTTACAGAGATGATTCTAGTTATCGGGACATTAGAGGCTGTTCCAACTGAGCCACTAGAGATAGTGACAGTTTCCCTCTTCAAATCCATCATTATAGTTTGAGCTTGGTCATCCACAGCCTCAGCATACTCCAGTCCAGCCTCATAGATATGGTCCTTGATAACATCCCTTAATGCCTGCTCAAGAGCCTCATTGGTGAACTCAAGCTTGATCCCAACCTTCTCCACCGTCACTGTAACAGCATCATAAGCAAATGAAGAAGCTGACACTGTGCTTCCTGGACTAACTCCCCAAGTGACATTTATTCCAGTTCCCTTCTTTGGAAACTGGATCTGCCTTGGCTTTCCAGGTCCAACTAGGTCTCTGTTGGTCTTAAACAGCTGAGCAAAGACACATGCTCCCCTAGCAACCTCTTCTATAGAGTCTGCAATAGCCTTTCCAGTGATAGCTGCTACATCAGCAGTTCCAACTCCTAGCTCTTCTACAGTCTTCATGGTAGCTCACCCTCGCTAAGCAAAGAGGGCAACATCATATTTAAAGCTATAGCCAGGGTGTAGAACGGACTACATGCTGGATAAGCTTATTAGGCACATGTGAGCTTGTAATAGTGAACGTCCAAGAGGGATGGATGTTCTATACTAGAATAAACCTCAAGAGGAGGTTAATGTAAGATGAGCTGGTATATAGATAGGTATGTAAAATGGGCTAAGGAGACCACATGGGCTACAGCTGTAACTCCAAACACATTCTCCAATTATCTATTGCACTTTGAGGGAGGATGGACGGACAACAGAGTAGAGGAGCCTGTAATAGCAGGTCAGAGAGATGCAAAGTCCAGGACTTATGTGCATAGAGAGGTAGCTGCTGTGATGAGGGTACAGCCAGTGTCAGCTAGATGGTTTGAGTTCTGTCTAGGAAGTGTAGCAACAGCAACTGGTGGATCATTACCTGCAACTATCACTCCTGGAACTGTCCTTCCATCTATAACAGCTGAGAGAGTGTATAGACCTGTACCTGGATCTGAGGACAATGCACTCAAGCTATGGGGACTGAAAGTGGACACTTGGGAGCTGACAATAGAGCAGCAGGAGGACATAGTGTTAGAGATGAACTTTGCTGGTCATGATG